ATAACCATTCTCTGTTGTTATTTGTACCTCTGTAATGACTGAAGTGTTTGTGCTATCATCTCTCAAAATCATACTAGCTACATCAATATAGTCTCTAGGTATAATCTGTATAGTTTGAGGGTCTGTGCTTGTAGTTAGCTTCTTCATATATATATAACGATATAATTATGACTTTTTGTATTATAAAACAAAAAACCCCTCCAATTAAGGAAGGGTCAAGTTTGTAACTAAGTTTGTAACTAAATTTGTAACTAAGTTTGTAACTAAATTATGCAGTAGGATTAATCTGTGTTGCAGAAGCATCTCCTGTAATTACAGAAGGTGTTACAAAGTAAGCAGGAGCAGTCTCTTGAGCTGCGAATGTTAAAGTAAATCCACTTAGGTCTCCCATAGCAGCACCACTAGCAATAGTTCCTCCTGTTACCTCAGCTCCGTGTTCTAGACCTACTAAAAAGAAGTTACCATTGTAATCCTCAATAGCAACGTGTGGTCTACCTGCAGCTAATAATTTAATTTCTTCTTGAGTAGCTTTATCTAAGTAAGTCAAAGTAAGATTCAAAGTCTGCTCATAGAAAGTAGTACCGTTCTCTCTAGAAGAGTTTACAGTAGTTTCTAAACTAGAGTTTCCTTTAATATCAAACTGAAACCACTCAGGAGTTCCTGCTAATACAGTTATTTCTCCTGCTGATATTGTAGCTGCTCCTAATGTACCGTAGTCTGCAAAGTAAACAGTCTTTAAACCACCTACAGCTGACTTACAAGGTAATGCTCTACCTGATGTTAATGCACAAGCCATATTTTTATATATTTTTTAGGTTAATTAAAAAAGGGATAGGCAGGTCTTATATGGACTTACCTACCCCTCTTATTTATTTATTTAGTAATTAGGCAGGAGTATAAAGAACAATATCAGAACCGATACCGTACTCAACACCACTAGTAAATCTCATAATTACTCTCACGTTTTGAGAACCATCTAAGTCTCCCATATCTAATACTTTAACCTCGTTGTGGTCAGATAATAAACCAGTACCAAAGAATAAGTTAGATTTCTCAGCAGCTACCATAAAGTTGTCAGCTAATCCGTTTGCAACAAAGATTTTTACACCATCAAAAGATAATGCTCCGTTGTTCCACCATTGAGTTCCCTCAGCGTTCACACCGTTTGCTCCTAATCCTGCAGCAGCAAATCCACCTAATGCTCTTACATAGGCTCTAGCTACGTTTTGAGATACATATAAATATAAGTCCTCTTTTCCGTAAAGTGCAGAAGGGATAGCATCTACTGCTTTACCCATCTCTGTGATTACGTTAGCAGCAGTAACAGAAGTACCAACTACATCAAGTACAGTAGCATCAGCAGTCATTTTTGTTACTAATCCATCAAACTCTCCTGCGTTAGCATTTACACCTTTCCAAATAGTGTTTTCAGTTTTTTCAGCAACTAATCCTGCTACGTGTGCAACTAAGAAATCAGCGAAAGTTGGAGGCAAGTTGTCATATACAGACATTCCCATTTCAGCCGATTCGTAGTCGCTTCTAAAATCTTTTTTACATAACTCAAGGTTCACTTGGAACTCTTCAGGTTGTAAGATTCTCTCAGTTAAAGTAATTGTAGCAGTATCAGTAAAGTCACAAGATGCGTCTTTGATTACGTTTGAATCAGTAGCAACTTTTTTAATTACTTCTTTGTACTTTACGTTTGGTTTAATTGTGATACCACCATTGTTTAATGTTGCTCCAGAAAGCAAAGCAGCGGCGATATAATCATTAGCGAAAGTTCCGCTAAATGTAGTCGTAATGTCGGTTGTTGTAGCCATTTTTTATTTAGTTTATTTTTTAATATTAGATATTCTAGCAAATACTCTATCTTGAATAGTCTGAGGTCTGTTTTGACCAAAAACAATTTTCTTAGTTTGAACATTCCCCTCAGGATTGTGCTTCAATGGTGCAGCAGCAGGTTGTGAGGATAGTTCCTCTTTTACTTGCTCCTCTACGGCAGCCATATCCTCTTTATCCTTAATCATAGCTTTGATTTCCTCTATCATAGATTTAACCTCAGCTAGTTCTTCTTTAGTAGCATAGCTCATTTCTTCTTCTGCAGCTTCTACTTCTTCTTCTACTACTTCCTCAGATGTAGCTTCTTTAATCTCCTTAATGATACCCTCTGCTTCCACAACTAGAATCATTCCATCCTCTAAGGCATATTCTCCTACTGGTAAGGCAATCTTGTCCTCCTCAGTTACGATAAACACTTCAAAGTCAGGAGCGAAATCCTCTGCTTCAATGATAGTACCATTCTCTAGGGTCATTTGAGCTAACTTTGTTTCCTCAGTAGATTGCTCTACTTGAATCTCAGATAATTCAATCCCTAGAACGCTTTTAATTTCTTTTAGCATCTCTAATGGGTTTTTCATATTTATATAACGATTATTAATTATTATTTTGCATTTTATCTAAGTTTTTTAATCTCAGACTCTGCGTCTTTTTTCATTTTTGCTATGTCAGAATTCATTTCTTTGATTTCATCAATTCTATTCTGTAGCCTTTGGACATCATTATTTTTTGCCATATCCACTCCTAAGTCTCTACCTGCAGCAATAACATCTTTGATATGACCCTCAGGAACATTACCAACACTAATAGGTGGTTCTGCTTTAATCCATTTCTCAATAGAGTTAATAGCTTCTTTTTTAGCTTGTGTTATTCTCATATTATAATCAGATTTGTAGCTTCTACCTGCTTTTAAATCTTTTTCTAATATTGTAAGCCATTTAGTAATATCTTTCATTGTAGCTAACTCCACCTTTTCAGAGGATAGTTCTTGCTTTGCTTCAACTTGTTTAGTATATAGCTTAGAAAGTCTTTGATTAACATTTTTTTGTGTGTTCATTTTTATTTGTTTAAGATTTACGATATATGTTTCCTATTCCTTGTGCCCATAAAGAACCATCACAACACTTTCTAGAGTAGGTGTTCTCATCTTTACATAGACATCCTCTAGAGCTTCCCTTAGGACTTGTATAGCTTGGTGTTTTATCTTGCTTATTCATTAAATAATGATTTTAGCTTTTCAATAGTTTCAGTAGCTTCTTGCTCCTCTTTTGACATACCTACAGAATCCTTAGGTCTTTCCATCTTGTCTGCAAAATATCCCTCTATAGAAAATCCTTTTACCTTACCAGTCTTTACATAGTCATTCCAAACCTCATCATTGTTTACCTTGACTGCACCCATCCAAGTGCCTATAGGTAATTCCATACCATACTTTCTAGACTTGTCGTGTACCTCATCCTCTATAATCCAAGATTCTACTAATGACAATCCCTCTAAAGCGTATTGATGCTCCATAGTAGAGTTGTTCTGATTGCCTGCCATTAAATACTTTTGGGAGGCTTTTAAGACAGTATCTTTTGAGAAATATATATAGTACTCATCTTCTCCTGAACGTCTGTAGATTGGCTTGTTAGGTATTAATAACGCACCCATAAGAATACGTCTCTCTTTATCTACTTCAGCAAGTTTAATCTCCTCAGCTTTTAAAGCAACAAAATCCTCCTCTATTGCAGGACTCTCTACTACTGAGATAGCTTCTATTCCTGCTAGCTCCTCGTTCTCATCTAAAATAAGTTCTACTATTTTCATATTTATATAACGTATGTTAGTTTGTATTTTGTATTTTATATAGAAGCACCTTCTACAATGTTTCTATCTAGACTCTGAGCAGTACTAACATCATTAGATACTACATAGGCTTTCATTGGTTGTTTAGATTGACCTGCTATAGTCTCAGCTAATTGATTAGTGCCTGATGTTCCTACTACATTAAAGCTAGGTGCTTGTGGTGTAGGTATTGCTACGCTTCCTCCACCGCCTCCTGCTCCTCTAGCAAAACTAGGTGGTGTTGGTTCTTTAGTCGCTGTAATAGATTTAACATTCGCTAGACCTCCTGCTATAACCGCTGCTGCACTTATAAAGTTAAACGGTGGTGGTGCTGATGCTAATGCTAAGTTTGCCCCTGCATAGGTATCTCTAATAGCTTGTACTAATGCAATACCCTTACCGAACTTACTGTTTTGACCTACTATACCTGCTAAGTTCCCTAGAGCGTCTGTTACTAGTTGTTGTTTAGCTAGGTTAAGGTCTCTGTCTATTTTAATTTGTTGTTGGGCGTTTTGTTGTTGAAAAGCTAATAGTTCATTGTTAGCATCTACAAATGCTTGAGTGCCTGCTTTGTATTGGTTACGCTTGTTGGTAAGTCTTTCTTCTTCAATTATAGCCTCTTGCTCTGCAGCATTTTTTAACGCTTCTAATTTTAGATACTCTCCTTGTATTTGTTCAGCTAAAAATTGTTGTTCAGATATTGCTCTCTCAGCACTAGCATCTGCTTGTGATTGCGTTAGTTCTAAAGACTCTCTGTTTAATGCTAAGTCATTAGATAATTGCTCAGACCTGAATCCCTCTATTTGAGCTAGTACCGCTTCTCGCTCTTGTGTAGCTTGTAATAGTGCAATATAGTTCTCTTGGTTAGCGTTTTTATTGTACTGAGCTTGTGCTGCTGCTATGATAGTATCTACCTGTCTAAGCATTGCTGCCTCTTGCTCGTCTAATACTGCTTTTAAGTCATTGTTAGCTTTTATCCTTTCATCAATAGTGTTTCTCTCCTCATCTCTTACTTGTCTTAGCTTCTCAGCTTGTCTATCAAAACTTTCTACTAAGCCTTGTTGTAATACTGCAGCTATCTCAGCTTGTTTGTTAAGCTCTACTGTAGCCTTAGCAGCTTTTATAGTTTCTCCTACATATTTACTAGTTGCATCTACAACATCTGTAACTGCATCAGATATTTTATTAAAAGAATCATCTACACCAGTAACGACATCTACCAACTCCTTACCTGCACTCTTAGCATCCTCTAATGCACCTGTAAAGTCTCCACTAAATACTTTTTTAATTGCAGAGCCTAACAATCCTAGTACTTCTAAAGAGCTTTTAACCCTTTCTATGACATTATCTACAATAGCATTACCAAAGTCTTTAATGGCTTGTACTGGGTCGCTAAATATAGCCTTAAAGTAACCTATGACATTCCCTATGTTGCTATCTAAGAAGTTAAAAAAGTCATTAAAAGCAAGAGATAAAGCCTCAAAGGTTACGCTAAAGAAGTCTGCTACCTTTTGATTCTCCTCAAATACCTCTTTTAGTTTAGCAAATGCTGCTATAAGTAGTCCAATACCAAGAGCCTTAATAGAAGTTCCTATAGCCTTTATTCCTTTTGCTGCAGACTTAGATGACCCTTCTATGTTTTTAATGCTCTGAGCAGTATCTTTGTTTTGTTTAGATACTTCTTTCTCTAGCTTAGCATATTCTTTCTGAAACTCATCAAGGTCTTTAACCGCTTCTTTGTATTTTAACTCTAGCTCTATTGTTTTTTTGACTGCCATTGTGCTTCTTTTTTAATCTTAGTAAATGTTTCTTTAAAGGTGTTAGGTAGTTTGTTCTTACCTTGAGCTATTCTAATATTCTCAGTCTCTCCTTCTACTACGTTTAGTATGTCAAATATATTTTTTAGCATATTTTTTTATTTAAAAACAGTTTCCAATTTCTATGACTTGACCTCCACCTACTACTCTCATATAGTCACCGTTATTCATTAAGTAATATCCTGCAGCTAATGGAGTGCCACAGCTTATTCCACTATAAACAGTATCACCTTGTACAGGATAATCACCTGCTCCATTGTGACTGTAGTCAAAATTTCCAATAGCCTCACATACTCCTGTGAAATTACTAATACCACCTCCTATAAAAGATGTGCAGGTTATTTGAGGATTTGCATTGTTACAATCAGTACAGTTATTGTATATAGTAGTTCCGTCTATGTTAGTAGCGTTAGCATCATAAACTGTTACAGTTTGTATTTGCCAACAATTATTACCATCATAATAAGAAGAGCCATTAGCTAAAGCACCGTCTGATGTATAGTTTACTGTAGATGTTATTCCTCCTGAGCAAAGTTCTACATTGTAAGTTCTAGGTAAATCAGTAGGGCATAAAGTTAATCCTGTGTCTACTACATTACCTACAGATGTTCCTTGAGTTCCTGAATTTAATACTATGTAATTTATACCGTTAGCAGTTACCCTATCGTTAGTTCCTAAAGATATTTGCTCTACAGTTTGACCTGTTCTAAATCCTGTTGCATTATCATTACATCTTTTTAACTCATAGTAAGATATTAAGTTAGTTATCAATGTAGAAGTTTCTCCATATACAGGAGAAGGTGCTACACCATTAGAAGCATATGCTCTATAAGTATATTGAGTACCATCACTAAGACCTGTTAATTGATGAGAGAATATTCCTGTACCTGTACCTGAAACTGGTACTGTTGTACCTCCTGATAATGGGTCTCCTGTTCCTTGAATCCAAACAAATCCTTTGTTTCCACTTGTGTAAGCAGGCAATCCTACATCCGTAATAGTACCATTCATTGTAGCAGTAGAAGTTCCTACAGGGTCAGCAGATAAAGTTGTTACACTTGGTGGGTATTCAGTTGGTGGTGCAGGTGGACATCCACAATCTGAACATTCAAAAGCTACAGTTCCTACGCTATTAAAAGGACTATTTGTTGTTCCTGTCACTACATAGAATATACCACTAGCTGAAACTCTATCATTTACACTTAGGTTTATTTGGAAAGTTTCTTGTCCTGACCTAAAGCCTGTTGCACTATCTGTACATCTAGTTAAAGAATAATACTCGCTTACAGGTGCTGAGGTTGTTGTGAATTGTTTTCTTACTCCTGTTGTTGTTCCTTGTGAGTTAGTTACCCAAGCTACAAAAGAATAAGTAGAACCATCACTTAGTCCTGATATTAAACTATCATAAGTACCTGCACTTGTACCTGATACAGTAACTACATTATCTGCAGCCGTTGGTGTGCTAGTACCTGCCTTCCAATAGAATCCTTTTGATGTGTAGTTAGGATTACCTACATCTGTTACATTACCATTTAATCTAGCAGAAGTCTCTACAACATTTGTAGCATCAAGAGTAGATACAGATGCTGTTCTAGGCAACTCTAATGTAGTAAAACTATTATTAGCACCATAAGCTGTGCCTTGTGTGTTTATAGCGTATGCTCTTACTGTGTAAGTTTGATTGTCGCTAGGTAGTGAATATGTGTTACTATAGCTTCCTGCTGATGTACCACTAACTATTTCTTTGTTATTAGATGTTGTAGGTGTTCCTGTACCTACTAGCCATACAAATCCTTTCTCTGTGTAAGGTGGGTCTCCTACATCTACTATTGTTCCGTTAAAAGTAGCTTGAGTATAACTTACATTGCTTGTTGCGTTTGTTACTACTGTTGGAGTAGATAAAGTTGCAGTTGTTGTTACTTGTCTTGCAGGTGTTCCGTATTTAGTTGTTCCATTATTTATAACATAAGCAATATATGAATATGTAGTTTCTGGAGTTCTACCTGTTACAGTAGCTGAGTATGCTGATGTACCGCTTCCTGATACAATAACTTTAGTTTGACCTATTGGATTACC